ACTCATCACAGTTATTTAGATATTTCGGAACCTCTCCAGCTAAATTCGGCATTCTCACAAACGGAGTTATTTATCGTTTCTATACCGACCTTGAGGAATCTAACAAAATGGATTTGGTTCCGTTTTTGGAGCTTAATATGCTTCAACTAAAAGATACATCCATTAACGAATTAAAGAAGTTCTGTAAAGATAATTTTGATAAAGATAAAATTTTTAGTACCGCCGAAGAATTAAAATACAGCAGTTTAATCAAAAATGTGCTCCAAAAAGAATTTGAATCTCCTTCTGATGATTTCGTTCGTTTCATCTTAACCGATATTTATGATGGGCAAAAGAACCAACGAGTGATTGAAAAATTCTCACCTGTTGTAAAACGTGCCTTTTCATCTTTTGTAAACGAAATCGTCAACAGCAAAATATCTTCTGCTCTCTCTTCTGACGCAGAAGACGCAACAGGAAATAATGATAATACGGAAGATCTCATAGAAGAAACAATTGTTTCTAAAATTGTTACTACCGAAGAAGAAATTGAAGGTTTCTATATCATAAGAGGTATGCTCGCCGGAACTGTTCCAGTTGAAGACATTGTTTATAGAGACACTGAAAGTTATTTCGGTATTTTGTATACTGATAATAACCGGAAACCTATTTGTAGGCTTAATCTTGACACCAAAAACAAGCAATTGCTTATTCCGGATGAGAACAAAAAATTTGAACGCATTTATATAACTTCGCTCAATGACATATATAAATATAAAAATAAATTAATCGAAGTAGCAAAAAGATACTTATAAATCAAAAAACCGCTCCTGCGCCAACAGGAACGGTCATAGGATGAAACATACGCCAATATGTTTCTTTCAGTACTCCGAAGAGATACACTGATTTCCAACAAATATTGTATCATCTCCGGAGCAGCCGCGCAAGAGAACTAATCGTAACTATATAAACAATTACATTTTTGTTTCCAAAAGAAATGAGGTGAATATATGGGACGTAATTTAACAAAAGAAGAGCTTAAACGACATAAAGAAAAGGCTTTGGCAAAAATGGAACACTATATCGACTCTTTGATCAATAGTCCAGATTCTAAAACCCGTGGAAAAGCTGACAAATTAAGTTATTGGCTTGAAGATTGGTCTACTTTTCTCGATTTTGAATCTCGTTTTTCCCCATCCAGTTTAAGAAGATACAAACGAGGTGAAATCATAAAAGTCCATCTTGGTTATAATATTGGTAGCGAAGAAGGTGGGTTGCACTATTGCGTTGTTGTCGAAAAAAATAATTCAAAGAACTCCCCTGTAATAACTGTTGTTCCGCTTACCTCTGTTAAGAAGAAATCTGATGTAGATCATCTTCATAAAGGTTGTATCTATTTAGGTAACGAACTATACACAGGGTTAGTTTCCAAAATTACTTATATTCAAAGACCTCTGGAAAAGAAAGTCTTTGACCTCAAGAAAGAAGTTGACGCCACTTACAAAACTCATCCAGAAGACATGCATAAATTCCAAAAGGATTTAGAGGATTGTGCAAGGGATTTATTGTTATTAAAAAGAATGAGAAACGAAATCAATAAAGCAAAACTTGGTAGTATTGCTTTAGTTGGACAAATCACAACCATCAGCAAAATACGAATTTATGATCCGAAAACTAATTTCGATATTTTAAGCAATGTAAAGCTTTCCAACGAAAAGCTTGATCGCATAGATCAGGAAATTATTTCTAACTTTACAAATAGAAAAATTTAAAAATCAACATATTTTATTGACATTTTCATATAATGAGGTATATAATAAATAAGCTAAAACAAAGCCGTTAACCGGCAGTATACAAGACAATGCTCCCAGTCATCTGGCGAGCCGTATTTATTGAAAGACCTCGTAGAAATGCGAGGTCTTTTACGTTATATAAACATTTTTTCAAAACAAAACCGCTCCTGCGCCAACAGGAACGGCTCAAGACTAATGCCCCGAAGGATACACCAGTACGTTCAAAATATAGTGTATCATCTTCGGGCAGCCACCGCAAGCAGAACTCATGTTCTTCTGCTGGCTGTTATTTTTGTACCCTTTTTTACATAAAATACAAAGGAGCTGATACAATGAGCCTAAAATATGCATACGGATATATCCGTGTATCCACGCACGATCAGGAAGAAATCTCTCCGGATTCCCAGGAGCATCTCCTCCGGGATTATGCAGCCAAAAATAATATTGTAATCCTGAAAATCTTCACGGATCTCGGTATATCTGGAAGAAAAGCAGATAAACGTCCCGGTTTTCAGGAAATGATTGGTCTGGCCAAAGGTCCCGATCATCCGGTTGACTGCATCCTGGTATGGAAATTCAGCCGGTTCGCCCGGAATCAGGAAGAGTCCATCGTTTATAAATCTCTTCTAAAAAAACAACATAATGTAGATGTGATCAGCATCTCCGAACCACTGGCTGACGGTCCGTTCGGCTCTCTGATCGAGCGTATCATTGAGTGGATGGACGAATACTACTCCATTCGCTTATCCGGCGAGGTATTCCGTGGCATGAAAGAAAACGCTACCCGCGGTGCATACCAGGCAAGACCGCCACTTGGCTATAAAGTTATAGAACGTGGCAAGCCTCCGGTTATCGTTCCGGAAGAAGCTGCGATTGTCCGTATGATCTTTGATAAATATGTAAATGGGAAAATGAATTTTTTTGATATTGCCCGGTATCTGAACTCTCTCGGACTGAAAACGTCCCATGGGAAAGCTTTTGAACGGCGCAGTATCGAATATATTATTCAAAATCCATCCTACTGCGGTATGATCCGATGGAACCGGATGGAAAACGCCACCAACCGGATCAAAGACCAGGACGAGTGGATCATTGCTGATGGAATGCAGGAGGCTATTATAAGCAAAGAACTCTTCGATGCCGCCCAGGAACGCCTGAAAAAGATCTATAAACCGGTTGGAAAGCGCCCCTCTTCTACATATAAGCACTGGTTGTCCGGACTTCTGAAATGCCCGGTATGCGGACGCACACTGACCGCTACGATCATGAAGCGTGCCAATGGGGAAAAGTATGCATACTTCTCCTGCTACGGATACAGCAAAGGAAAATGTGATAAACCACACGGTGTAAGCTCTCTGGTGATCGAAAGGGAAGTCCTGAAAGCATTAGAAGAAGCTCTTGGTTCCAATTCGATTGTTTATGAAATGCGCGAAATTCGCCCACAGGAGCTTTCTAATGAGCGTACCCTTATAAGCGAACGCCTTGCCAGTTTGAAAGGCAAAGAGGACAGGATACGTGCGTCATACAGAGAGGGTATTGATACACTGGAAGAATATAAAGAAAATAAAGCTCTGATTGCCAAAGAAAGAGACTCTCTGGAACGGCAGCTTGCAGAGCTGGAAGAAAATACGCCGGATAAGATTCCGGATGATCCTACTCCTAAAATGCTGGATCGGGTAAGCTCCGTCCATGATATTCTGGTTTCTGATTCTTACTCTCTTGTCCAGAAAAATGAAGCTTTAAAGCAGATTATAGATAAGATTGTTTACGATCGGGAATCCGATACTCTGAAAATTCATTTCTTTTTATACCACTCATAATGCCGGAAACCCGCGTATTTACGGGCTTTCCGGCTACTTTATAGGTTGTGACAATTTGGTCATCCAGTTCGGACACTGAACCTGTCTTCCGTCACAGTATTGTGTCAGAATCGGCTGCCTTACATTCGGTCTGGAAAGATAATCTGCAAAC